TGGATTAACATACGCAGTATTTTTCCAAAATCTTCCTATGGGGCCTCCCGGTACAGTAGCAAGACGTATATATAGAACAAAGAACATGGGTTCACTACGCGGAGATTTAGTAAACGATGTGTTCTTTTTTGTAGACCAGATAGATGATAACGTATCTAGAAACTATTATGATGTTAAGCCTGACCAGCTTCTTGTTGTCGAAGCACCAGATTCTGCCGCATCCGTTGTTATAAACAACTCTTTAAAATACGGTGCATCTTGGGACGGAAGAATGTGGTTAGCTGGTGGACAAGGAACCGAAACAAAGATTATATATTCTGAACGAGGATTACCAGAGCAGTTTGGAGCCTTCAATAACTTTGATGTAGGTAACAAACGAGGCGGTTCCATAACCGCCCTTATTCCTTATTACGACAACTTGATTATATTTAGAGAGCTAGCAATAGAGGTTATAAGACCGGCAGGTAACGGCACATACGTTTGCACAACGTTATCTTCAAACATAGGCACAACCGCTTCTAATGCGATAAACAACGTGCAAGGTAAGGGATTATTCTTTCTTTCATACGATGGTATTTACGCATTTTCTGGAGGTACCATCGGTGGCTCTCAAGTTTCTCTTGTCAGAATATCTAACACAATAAACAGAGAGATATCAAGAATATCTAAGACTGCATTAGCTAAAGCATCTGCTGCATACTCTGACAAAGAAAAAGAGTGGTGGTGCATATATCCTGTGGATGGCGAAACTGTAGCAACAAGATCTGTAGTATATCACACGGTTAATGATTCTTGGTCATTTAGAAACAACTTTGAAGATACAGACTTGATGGTTTATAATAGCATAGCTACATTACCAACAGGATGGTTTATCCTCGCACCACGAATCAAAACCGCTAGCAATACACCTATTGTCGGTCAGAATACATCTACACCAAATGGTCTTCAGATTTGGTCTGCTAGAAAATCATTGGGAAGTTCTGTTGTTTGGCAGAATATTCAAGGTACTAACACGATCATAAGCACGCCAGAAAGAGGAGCTATTATGGCTCAATGGCAATCTGCTTGGTTTGACTTTGGGGATGACACTCCAAATAAACGTATTCTTGCTGTAGAAGTAGAAGTTTTAACACATGGTCATAATGAAGTAGAACTGTTATCTGCTGTAGAATATAGATCTGATGATAAATCTTCTGGAAAACGACCAACAGTATTTGCTCCGCTATACGGAACAGTAAACGAAGATTCATTGTTAGCTCCAGCAACCGGACCATTTGATAAATCGGTAGCCGTACTTGGAACTTCTAAGTGGGGAGAAGCTAGATCCACCAAGGTTCGGTGGGATGTGAATACCGGTCTTGTTGGTTGGTACAGATTTATATTAAAATCCAGAGCCACGTTCCAAGTTGTTTCGTTCCAAATACATTATGCTGTAAGCGATAACCCAACTATAAACATCAAAGCTGGCGAAAGGAAAGTGATTTAATGCCAAAGACTTATACGACCGAACCATTTGAGGCCAAAGACTTTACTGATTCAGAAGCTTTTAACTCAGAGTCTTCAAATATTTTATCTAACTTTAACGGCGTTCTTGATGCTGCTCAGCTACCTTATGAAACACTGGAGCGTGAAAACTTCGTAGCAAATAGTAGGATTGCTGTTGATTCTAAACCAGATGGTTCTGCAACATCTGGCATTGGAATCATTATGTCAACACAAGCTATTTATAAATCTGCTTCTGACTTAACTACATTTACATGGAATAGACTAGCACCATCTGGTGCGGGACCAGTAGCAGTCTTAGGTCCACCAATAGATTCTTACACGTCAAATGCTGGCTCTTGGGCTACAGGTATTAACTCGTTTAACGGAACACCTACAGGAACATTCTTAAGATTCGTAACAAAGGAAGGGATGATCCGAGGCGACGCACAGATAGACGTTGAATATTTTTTTGTTAGTTCATCCGCAACAGGGTTTAGCGGAAACTTTGGTGCTGGATGGAGATGGCAGATTTATGTATTTGCAAACGATCAAATGATTGCCACAACTGGACCTCAGCCAGCAGGAAGAAGAAGAACCGTATCTTTACCATTCGCTTTACCAGTATCATCTACCGATGCTATCGAAATAGATGTGAGATGGTCAGCAACATTTGATGGCTCAGGGCTAAGTCCTGCTGGTATCAAAGAAGTTGACGAGGCAACTATCAGATTTTATAACGCACAACTTTGGGTCAGAAACCAGTATCGCTAGGAGCCATTAATGTCAACAGCTAAGTTTACTTATCAAGGGATTAGATCTACCATAACCGCTGCTGGCGTTAACTCGCCATTTGATTCTTTAGCAGATGCTACAGACGGTACTTTAGGTAGAATAGATCCATTAAATACCAGAACAGAAGCTTTCAATAGAAACCATATTAAAACTGCTGGTGCTCCAAATCTTTCTGCTGATGAACTAGAATCTCCAGAAGTATTATATGGAGGTGATCCGGCACAGACTGGCGTATTTACAGATATATGGGTTCAGCCTGTAGCTTTTACAGTTACGGAAAATGAAGTTTTGCGAGTTCATTTTAATCCATTGGTAACTTTAACAGCTAGAAGCGGTACCGGATCTGTTGTTGTTCGTGCAAACTCTGCATTTTATTTAAGAGCTTTTGTTACAATCGCTGGCGTTGATACCGCAATCGGAGCACCGTTTGGTTACAACTCAATATGCGCTGGTGATGGTAACACTGGTACATCAGACAATAAAACTTTGTTCTATGAACGGCTTCCGTTTTCGGCAATCTGGATACCAAACGTATCCACAGCAATAACAAACATTAAGATTAAAATCTATTTTGACGATGCTACAAACTTTGCTGTTTCGATGAAGTTTAGATACGGGCTTTACGTCCATCATAAGTATTAAGGAGATACGATGGCTTTCATTCCACCAGTTATATTTGTCGATGGTACACAGCTTTCAGCAAATGACTTAAAGAGCAACTTTGATGCGGCAAGAAAATATTTAAACGTAGATATTGTTGAAGGAGATCTTGCTCTAGCCAGCTTTGGTTTCGCAGACCTACAAGAAGGTGAAGGGGTCAGAGTAACTCCCGACTTTATATTTATGAGTGGCGATATTTATTCTCATGCTTTTGCAAGACATGCTTCCATACCACAAGAACGTCATTACCATACATCTACAGTTAAGCGTTATGAGCCTTTAAAAACAGTAAGATGGGTATCTGTGCCTAACCTAGCAAAACAATGGTACATGGAAGATTCTGGTAACGCTTTAATCGAGATAGGTTTCTTTGCATTCGAAGCCGAAAACAATGATTGTAGAGGCGCTGTGTTTCCGTGGACTACCAACGTTGGTGGTAAGACAAGATCCAACGGACAAGATACACAGTATCTTCTAGCCATAGATGGTTCTTCAACTACAGCGGCTAGCGAAACAATAGCGTATGCGTTTGCTGAGAGCGGATCAACTACGCAAGTATTTGGTCAAGATTCTATTATGGATGGTGGGGCCAACTATCAAGGTGCTGCAACCGGAATGCGTAAATACATATCTATTCTTTATTTAGCTAAAAACCTTACACAAGGCTGGCATCAGATATCTGTACTTTGCAACGCCTGTAACGAAGAAGGTTTCGTATCTATGCGAAATCTCAATATAGAAACATTTTACACAATGGGTTACGCTCCTGTTAGCAAGAATACTATAGCTACCAACAGAAAACTTAAAGAGACTATATTCTAGCACCTTTACAAAACCAATAACATCGAGGGTTATATTATGGCCATAAGAACTACGCCTGTAAAAGATAAGCTCGTCGAGCTTGGCGGGAATCTATTAACACAGGGAATCGCAACGAGAATAGCAAATAGACCTACATCCTTAGATGAAACTAACCTAAAACGTTTAGGAGAGCTTCAGCGTATGCAAGAGCTTGGAAGTCTCGGCTTAACTGATGCAGAGCGAGCCGGCTTAGAAGCTCAGTTTCAAGGTCAGCTATCTTCCGTGGGTAGAGAGAGCGCAACTAGAAGAGCGCAGCTAGGAGCTTCATACGATACTATGGGTGGCTCAGCTTTAGAAGAAGCGGCTCTAACAGACAGAGCTTTAGCTGATGCTAGGGTAAAGGCAACAGCAGCCATAACAGAAGCAGACATGCAAAGACAAGCTCAGCAAGAAGCTGAGTTACTCAAGAGATCTGCTGTAGAACAAAAGAGATTGGATGAAGTTGCTGCCGGTAGAGCTGGACTTGTAGGTACCTTGGGTCAGGGTCTTGTAGGTATGTTCACCGAAAGACGTGATGAAGAAGGCGCTTTAGATAAAGATAAGGTTTTAGCCTTCGCTACAAAGTATAAAATAACTGAAGGCGAAGCTAGAAAAGCTTTAGATGTAATCAAAAATAAACCAGAACTTCAAGCCCTATTAGACGGAGCGTTATAATCCAATGGCAAAAAAAGGAACAAGCAGCAAATCAGGTGGATCTTCTAAAAGCAGATCTCTAGTTTACGCAGAAAGTTATTATCAAAATAGAAATGATATGTTGCAATCATCTCTTGATTCTGTTTATCAAAGAATAGATTCAGAGCAGCTAGCTTATGAGGCTAGATTAAAAGCAACTAAAGATGTAACAAGAGAGCTTGATAAAGAGATTGCGCGCATTAAAAAGCTAAGAGATGATCTTGCTGTAAAACAACTTGATAAAAATGCTGCTTCTGAGCAATGGACCGCAGGACAAAGAAACGCTGCAAATAGAACAGAGTTTCTCGTAAAAGCAAGTAACTCAAGATTCTTGGCTGACAAAGCTGCTGACAGAGCTATGTATGGCACCAGAGATGAAACTAGAGCTGCTGGTATTCCTGGGCTAGATGAGATTAGCGAGAATGAAGCAAACAGAAGTTACACTTCATTTCCTGATGATCCTAATGCTGGTTTGAAAGATCTTCTTTCCAAGATTTCAAGTGTAGGTGAGTTTGCTAAATCTGAACAACAGAGAGAACTTACAGCCGCATATGCAGTAGATACTTATGTTGCAAATGAAATGGCTAGATTTGATCGCGGAGAAGGTGATCCTGGTCAGCTTGAAGTATATCAAGAGTTTGCTGGAGATCCAAAAGCACAAAGAGGTATAGCGGTACAAATGGTTCTTAATAAGATTCAAGATCCAGCTATTATTGGACTTGCAAACAGAGGGTATGCAGTCGCTGAAGAGCTTTCTAAAAAGAGGGGAGCTGGAGTATCTAACGAAGAGCTAGCTAAGATGGTATACAGCGGAAGCATACCAGTTAATCAAGCAGGACCTCCAGATTACTCTGCTCTTAGAGGAGAGCTAGATAAACGTTTAGCGGATTTAGAAAAGAAAAGAACAGAGGTAACGCCCGAAGCACCAATCCCACTTTCAGAGCGTGATGTCATAGAAGAACAAAGAGATGAGTTTTTCCGAACATTCTATCCTAGTGCTAAGCCTGCTTATCAAGTTAACAGATTAATAGATAGTATTTTATCTGGCAACATAGATCCTGCTCAAGAAGCTATCATACAAGAAATCATATCTTCTGAAGGTAAAGCAAGAAGAATGCCAGCCGAAGGTCCGTTAGGACCAGAGATTGAGAATGCTGGAGCGCGCAGAGGATTCACAGGTAAAGAGGGCGCTAGAATGGCGGGTGATATTATATACGGCGAAGGCTCTCCATTCGTTCCTGAAGATAGTCCATTAAGCGATAAGGCTTTAAAAATATTAAGCAACGAAGGTCTTAACCAGTT